ATTCCACTTCCAATCTGGCGGAAACCGGTCAGATTGCTGCTCTATTCGTGAGAATAGAGTTTGATGCCTTCTGGGTTTTATCCAGCACAAGAAGGCGCCTCCCTAGTAGGACAGGGCGGCCATAACAGAGACACCTTCTGTTATGCTTCACGCAAGTGTTGAAGGGTTGTGGTGTTGAAAGAACATTCCCTCTAACTCTAGGTCATAGATGACGCGATTCAATAGAATCGTCTTCTTTAAAATGGCTAAAGGTAAGAAAAAGTTGTTGAAAGGTTTGAGTAAGGCAGGAAAGATAGGTGGTGACGTTGCTTTGAAGACTCTCTTAGCTGGACTTGGTAGTTATACCGCAACCAGCAAGAAGAATACGGAACGCAACAGAAAACGCAGACTAAGGCGAAAAGCTTTGAAAGGCTCAGGGGCTTACATGTCTGCACCACTTCGGTTGAAGGGTAGTGGATCCTATGTTACGAACCAAATGTTTTCCAATTCGACAGTCAGTGAAATCCCTTCTTTTGGTGATGACACTGCTGGTGATGTAACAATCACTAGGATCGAATACATCGGAGATGTTTTTGGTCAAGTAGATAATGGTTTCTATAGTACTCAATACTCTATCAATCCTGGCTTATCTTCAACTTTTCCTTGGGCTAGTCAGGTGGCAGCGAATTATGACGAATATGACTTGGATGGTTTGGTTTTTACATACAAACCTGTGGTGTCAGATTCTCAGACTTCGACTGTGTCCTTAGGCAATGTGATCATGGCGGCACAATATAATGCTGCTTCTTCTCCTTTCTCATCTAAAGTTGAGATGTGTCAATATGCTGGAGCTGTTTCTGCTCGCATTTGTGACCATTGTATGCTGGGTGTTGAATGTGACAAGAGCAAACGTGCTGGTGCTGATTCATTGATGGTGAGGACTGGAGCGATCTCAGAATCGGAGGACGTGAAAACTTATGACTGGGGTATTGTTACTGTGGCGATTTCAGGGGTTGCTGCTGGATATAGTGGCAACCAACTCGGAGAGTTGTGGGTATCTTATCGGATGAGATTGAGAAAACCCAAATTCTACGAAGGCATTGGCTATGGTATCAATTTTGATGCATTTATTGGCAAGACTGGTGTTAGTACGACTTATGTGTTGGGGACGGCCCCATACAAAAGTCCTGGGAATTCCATTGGTGGCGATTTTAACAAGAACACTAATGTGTATACTCTTCCAGACAATTTCACTGGTACTGTCAGGGTACAAATGATTGCGAGAGCTTCTACTTCGGTGGCGGCCTCCGGGACAGCTATAAACACTGCGGGGAATATTCAAGCTAAGACTTATTTCTCCGACAATGGTATAACTAGTTCCACAAGCATTTGTCCATCTTCAATCTCTGGTCCCTCTACGTATCTTATTATCGAGCGCTATATGTTGATTAAACAAGCGACTTCTGCTGGTGGTAATTATTTAACCTTTGCGTTAGGTACTATCACTGGTACAGTCGACGTGGTGCAGATATTCATAGAGGAAGCCAATCCGAGACTGGGAGCGGTCGCTTCATATGTCGCTTTCTAGAACTAAGAGTTGGAAAATGTAAATATGTTTGTTATCGTGGTGAACCACGCAAATCCATATGGGTTTGGTTTCATTAGGATGTCGAGAGCTAGCCGTCAACGAGGAGCCGACTTGAAAGTCGAGAGAAACTTACTTGGCGGAATGAATGCGAGTGAACGGGAGATGGAACAAAAGAAGGAACGAGAGACACGTCAGAAGAAAGAAGAGTGGAAGAAGAAGAAATCTGGTAAGAAAGGGGAAGACTTCAGAGTACAACCAAAAGATCAGCGAGTGAGAGTTTGCAAAACAGGTAGAAATGTGGCTCCTTTTACAGGAGCATGCAGAATACCAGACGCGCAAGAATGGATAGCTGATGCTTTGTATGATGAATTTCGAAGATCGGTTCAAGACCTTTACAAGAAAGAAGTCAGACAGGTTATGCTTATACTAACTTCATATTACCGGAAATCCAAAGAAGCGCATAGACGATGGCCTTTAGTGCCAATCGAAGCGTATCGGGAAGTATTTCACATATTATTCAAAACTGACGTGGTTCTGGCGGATGGTAGTACAGTGCGATTAGGCGCTTTACAATTACCTTACAATCTTGTTCCTGTGCTATTGGGCCCAACAAAATTGCAACTTGAAGGAATCATGGGTATCCCTATCGTGTGCCCTAAGAGTCTGCGCGTGCCCGAGGTACAAAAATCAGTGACAGAAACGCGAGTTTTGGTTAAGCGTTTCCCAGAGGAAGGTGTGCAAATCTTGTTGATTCCAGAACGTCAATGGGAGGACCACCGCTTGTTCGGCAAGACGATTACCAGGTATCAGGAAGTCAAAGGTAATCGAGCTAGGACAGCGAAAGAGTTGATACGAAAGAAGTTTGTGGCCGGCAGAAACGGTACCAAACAGGGAGATGACGATATCGATTTCGTAGCTGATATTGTGAGTTTGTTCAAAATGGAGAAGGAATTTCTGTTGAGTTTAAGGTTTACTCCGGATCTTTGTCTGTACACTCCATGGAACGATGACATAATATCAGCCAGTCGTTACGAAGAGATGTTGTTGACTGGCCCCAGACTTCTAGAGTTGAAAGAGATATGGTTGGCTTGTGCCATAACTCAAGAGGAAAACAATCTGCGGATGAACAAACAGGTGATGTTCTTGAAAACACTTTCTAAGGCGCAGAAAGTGGCGCGTAATTGTTCAGGTGATTACCGTCGAGAAGCCCAAAATTTGGTTCTCCGAGCCGCTGATTTGTACTATTCTTATGTTGAGAATCATTTAGAGTATGCTTTATTGCTCTATAGGATGGGAAACTTAGAAAGATGTGTGCATATCTTGAAGCGTGAGTTTATTTGTTTTTCTCTACTGTCGAAGATGACCAAGCGCGTTGGATACTTTAACGGTTGTATCCTCCAGGGTGAGATCACCGGCAAAGATGATGTGGAAGGATTGGTTATGAATCCTATTCTGCAAAAAGCCGAGGATTATGATATGTTCTGGGAAAGTTTCGAAGGATTGACTCAGGGTGAGTATTCCATAGATGAGTTCCTGGGAGATTTTGGAGGAGGAAACGCTAGAGAGAAGTTTCATGAAGATGCTGATTATTTATTTACTCAGCTACCAACTGACAAAATGCATTTGTGGGAACAATTTGTGCGTCTGTTTCATTTCCATGATCGCATTTTCAAAGTTGGGGAAATTCATGTGCCGCTTCTACATCAAACGCAATTTGAGACTCCCAAGCTAGCGGCCTTGAACCGTTATGCTGTCCTCGAAGATGAGGAAGAAGAGAGCCCGCAGTCTGGACCCGCTAATTCAGTTAAGCTGGAGACTGCTGCTGTTGCAAATCCTTTGCATCAGCCTGCCCCTATTCAGAGACAATCTGAAAAACAAGTCAAAGTCCCGCCGGGGATAAGACTTGAAGGAGAGAATATTGTGATTGAAGATCTGGATTTGTCAGACCTCCCAGCGGTGCGAGATTTTCTTAATGAAAATACCAACAATAAAAACATTAATTTATTGTGGCATATTCTCTTAATGAAGAGAATGAGCGCTACTGGTGCGAAAATTGACAATCTAGTTGGAGACTTGATAATGTATGATCATTTTTCCAACTTCAATCAAAGCCTTAGCACTATGAAAAGTAAAGATTTTGAGTATCTTGAAGATTTTAGTGCCTGGGCTTTTGGGACAGTGGACCCACCGACTGACGAGTCGAGTGGAAGGGTGGCGGAAAACACCGAAAACGTTCTATCGGGTTTGGATGAAGCTTCATCAATACCTTCCGTTCAGACGGACCCGATTTTGACTGGGGGAGATTCCAGTGAAGCGAGTCTCCCCCCCCCCCGTGACCTTCCTTCCCATGGCGGTTTCGGTCCAACATCACCATCACCAATTAGGGTGGTGCCACCTCTACACCGTGAATGTTATTACCAATTGATGGTAGGATGTACCATCAAGACACACAAGAAATTGGTATTTGTTAACGTTCCAGACCCGAGATGGCACGTCCCTTTGCAGAAGTTACGTAGAAAACACTTGATGTCTTCTATGACCGCAGTTGGCAATGGTGCTTACTTTGTATACAACTTTAAGAACGAGACTTATGATGAACATATGTATGCTCCAGAAGAGAATTTTTACATAGGTTTTGATTTTCCATGGTTACCATTGATCCGTTGTGAGGGTTGGGTTTATGATTTGATCATAACGATCCCTGATGACTTTTATGGTGTCACAGTCCCAAATTCATATTGGATTAAAGACTATGACCTGTCAGATGTCGTCAACTTCAACGATCATAAGTATCATGGCATGCATGAGAATCGCAAATACACTGTAAATTGGACTCGACCGCGTGAGATGACGAGCACACCGATAGAATGGTTAATTTGTCGCTATGCGAACACGTATGAATATCCTATGGATGTTGACGCGCCAGATGACGACCAAGATACTGAAGCACCTAGTGCAAAGAAAACTTGGCCCAAATCCGTCAACACTGATATTAAACCAGTTACTCTGGTTGTACAGTTCCGGGCTAGATACCAATCACCACATTTTACTAGTGTGAATGGTTTAGCCCAAGTGACTTATTCTCCATATTCTTTGGCTTCGTGGTTCAACGCATTCAATTATTGTTCTTGGCAATCGTCAGATCAATCATGTTGCTGGCGCAATGAGAAGTACATTACAGCTTTAATTGCAACGCAAGTTTCTAGTGATTGTATCAACACAGCGTCAAAGAACACATTGAATACTTCTTTAGTGACCACCGTCCAAAGAGATGTGACTAGTCGTTTCAACTCTGAATTTCCTTGTCTAGCTATCCACGAGCCGGAGTTAACTAACCATGTTGTGATTAACACAGTTAACTATGTTCAAAACAAACTGGCCATACGCAGAAAGGAAGTGATGGGTTACATAATACCTGGGAATGATGGAGCGCGCAATTTGAATGAACTTTTGAGAGCATTCGGTAGTACTGTGATCGGTTACACTCACTATTATTTTAAGAGCATCGCTGTGTTCTTATTTTTAGTGATTTTGTGTATTGTCATTTATGGCATTTGGAGATCAGCCAAGATTAAAGGCTTCACTCCATCTGATCACCGCCGTCTCAATGACGTGGAGGAAGAAAATTTTGCTTGGTTCTTACCGGCAGCATTATTTTCGACTCTACTGGGGTTTTTCATTTGGCGACTTCATCTTTGGAGAGTTGCGGAGGCTCTGAAGGTAAACTATCTAGATAGTTTGGAAAGAGGCACGTTTATGGATGATTATCCTAACGTAGTATGCCCTCTAGATAGACCCATCAGAGTTCCCGCTCATGAATATGATGAGAACATCGGGCGTAGTGAAATACCATGGGAAGATCCTAGCCTTAAAGAAGCTTATTCATACGACGGTCAAAAATCGGAACCTATTTATAACGATTTTGTGTTGCCTGTGTATGAGAGTAATTCTTTTGGCGAGTTGATTTTCACCCTTACGTCCCCTTTGGTGCAACCTGGGAAAGGACCGACTGCTACCACGAAGATGTTGTTGCGTACAATTCGCGACCCATGGAGTGGAGAGTGTGAGTTCCAAGACATGTGTGGACATTGGGCAGATTATGAACAACATCTGAGCGATTTATTACAGTATGATCATTATGATGTCATCGATTTGGAATATGATGATCATATCGCTTGGGCTGATCTACCTTCACACACTCCCGGTATGGCTAAAATGTACAAACGTGCTTTAGACACAATTTGGCATCTTGGAGCTCGCGCTCGTCAAATTTACTTTGGTAAAACAAAGTTAAAGGTTAAACATGATGAGTTGTTGCATTGTTCCAAGCAAGGACCAAGACCAATATGTGCTATGCATGAGACCGCAGCTGTTTATTTCGGTCCGTATATTTATCATGCCACACAGACACTGAAGAAAGAATGGCGCTGTGAACTGGAGACTAGACATTTAATCAGAGTTAGAGGAGCTTCTTTTGATGGGTTCTTTTATCCTGTTTGGGCTCCAGGGAATGATTTCTTTTCTCTGGGCAATCCGATTGATTATTTTGAAAACAATCTAAATTGCCCTGAGGACTTGTGCGTGTTGTTAGTAGCTGGAGACGACACTCTGTGCCTCATGAAAATAGGGAAAAGAATATTGAGATTTGAATGTGATTATAGCAAATTTGACCAGAGTCAAGTTTCCACTTATTGGGAACATGTGCGCTATGGAAATGATTTGTGTGGTTCTCTGGTGAATAGTTTAACTATGTTGGAGTTACTTGGAGTGCCCAGTGAAATCACTTATCTCTTGATGGACGCGTATCATTCAAAGATGTTCTTAGAACACAAAGGCATCAATTATCGAGGGAATCTGAAGGTTGCAGTCACTGGCAGTCTTCCCGGTTCAATGGATTTCTTTCCAACCGGTTCCCCTGCGACCACATTCAATAACACAGTTAATAATGTCTCTTTTTGGCATCATTTGTTATTGAATTTTCATTTTACCGACGATGTTAGTTTAGAAGAAGCAGTGTCTATAAATTCTAAATATTTGGGTTTCATTCCTAAATTGAAATTCAGTGATTGCGTTTCTTCTTTAACTTTCTTAAAAGGAAGATTTCTACAGACTGACTGTTCGATGAATAAAATTAGGCTATACAAATATGTATGGCATCCCGATATGGGCGTGGTTATTAAATTTGGCCGATCTAAAAGACCGATCAATGAACTGTACCCAGGGAAAAACGAACTAGAAGCTTCCAAAATGTATCTGCGCGGAGTGGGTTTGGGTTGGTCTTTCTATCCTCCTGTGCCGATATTAAGGGCTTTTGTCCGCAAAGTTGTAGCGCTACCAGTCATTGAGGGTGTGGACCCTGTGATTGATCAGTACAAGCCGCAATTGCCCGATGGTGAATTTGAATGGTATGATGCAGATTACCAACCGATGCTAGAGTGGTATGGGCTCGACATGGCCGATATCACCAACTTAGAAACTTTGATCGCTTCTGCGCCAGATCTAGCGCTGATCTGTCATCCGGCGATAAAGAATCTAAGTAAACTTTATGAGTGAATGTCAACGCCGTCCTAGGCATTAAATAGGCGAGACAAAACTCGATACCAAGGTTCATTGTCCC